ATTCTTTCTTATCACCATCATCAAGCTCTTCTACTTCGATATCTTCCGGGAACCCTAAACGCTGCATATTTCCAGAATGGTCTAGCACTATAGCATCAACCTTACCATCAGCTATCCGGCAACTTCTACCTATTTTCTGTGTGTGTCTAGCCTCGCTCTTGGTAGGTGCGGCATCAATTAAGCATCGTACATCACCATCATAACCCTCACATAAGACAAATACTGATATTAGTATCTTGATATTTTTACGGGTAAAGCTATTAAAATACTCATCCCTATCTTCTTTCGGTGTGCTACCAACAACCACGGCACAGGAAATACCCACTTTGTTAAACTCAGATTCTAAAAAATTAGCATGCGCAACGTTGACTGCAAAGCATATAGTCTGTCTATTTTCTCCTAACTTTAACCAAGTACTAACAATATCGCCCACTAGCTTAGCATCCGAACACCTTTCTCCAAGCTGCTTGTTATCATACTCGCCTTGGTTGGTTCTTACTCCAATTAGGTCTGGCTTTGAGTGCGAATAGCAAGTGATATCTGTTAAGAAACCATTGTCTATTAATCCCCTTAATGATGTAGGTTTGATTAAGTTGTTATAAATCTTACCTAGACCAACTGTAAAAGGTGTAGCTGTTAACGCTATCATTGGCGTGTCTGTTTCTTCTGCTATATCACTAATGACTTTAAATGATAAATGTGCCTCATCAATAATGTATAAGTCAGTTTTTATAGAGTTTCTACGCCTTGTTAGTGTTTGTGTGCTAGCAATCTGAAACCTAGAGCCTGCATTGAACCACGAATGGTCGGCTTGCATTATCGAAGGTTTTGGCAGGCCCTGAGCCATTAAACTTCTGGCTGTTTGGTCACACAGGTTTATCCTTGGTGCTACAAATGTAACTCTACGCCCTTTATCTAACGCCCCAGCTATAATATGTGCCGCTATAACTGTCTTGCCAGCCCCTGTTGGTAAATATACTAACGGTCTTTTTAGATTGTTGGCGAAAGACTCACGTAATAGACGCATAGTTTCAACCTGATGCGGTCGTAGTGGATAAAGTTTCATTAAAAGTAGTCCTCCTGTTGTTTTACTTTGTGTTTGTTTACTGTAAGGCGAAGCCAAGTATTACTTCTAAACCTAGCCTTAAAATCTTCCTCGTTGGTTAATTTTAAGTATATATCACTATAACGTTCACACACTTTTTTTTGCATCGATATAGGTAATTGGTCTAATTGAGCCTCTATCCATTTTAAATCGTTATATATAGTGCTATCTTCGTCATCGTAACAATGTCTAGGCCTCATAATTAATCCCTCCCGTGGTTCTCATGGAATCCGTATTTTATTTCAGCCTTAGCTCTGGCCTTGGCGGCATCCTTTATATTAGTAAATGCACCTAGGTATATCAATTTACCATTAGATGATATTCTAGATACCCACTTCAGCCTAACCTTATCCCAACGAACACCAGTAACTCCTGATTTATTGTCGTTTTGTTTTTTGGCGTTCTTGTTGTTTATAGCCTGCGTTACTAGTCGCAGGTTGTTGATTTTATTATCATCTTTTATCCCGTTGATGTGGTCTATACCGAGCTTAGAATCAATACTACCATAAACCATCACCCAGATTACTCTATGTAATAGGTATGACTCACCTTTAACTTTAACAGCTATATAGCCCCTCTTGTTTTTACTGCCTGCTATATCACCAGCCATAGCGCCGCCACTAAGGCTTACCTTTCTAATCAAATTTCCTGTCTCCTCACAATATGTGAATAGCTCTTTTAATTCTTCTTGAGTAATCATTTTGATTCTCCTGATTTAACTATAAATTTATTTAATTCTTTTTGGTATTCGCCATCATCCGCCTCACAGCAATAGTAGTTCATACCATCAGCACCAATGTAGTTAATAAAATCCTCTTCTATATCCATTAGTTTTTCTCCACTGATAATTTAATACCGTTACTACAATAATCAAGGCCAAACTTAATACTTCTAACACCTTTCTTTTGCTTATCTTTAACGGCATCCCAGCTACCTTTGGCTAGTAAGAATGGATTAACTATATAATGACCCGGTCTTTCTTTAGCTAGAATGTTACTATCAACAATCCTTTTAATAGATTGCTCAATAACCTTGTGGCTAGATATACCCAACTCTACAGCTATCACCTTCTTCATTCCAAGTGTTATAAAAATAGAATGGTCGTAACCCATATATGTTAATAGCTTGTATAATATGTTATGGTCATTCTTTGCTAGACCGACAACAAATGATAGGTGCTCATAATATAATTTTACAAAGTCTGGCTCATCCGTAGCATGGTGTATAACTCCATCAGAATCTATCCATGCTTTACGTTTTTGATTATTACTCATTTTAAATACCCTTTAGTTAGTTGAGATTTAATAATACAACATGACAATCAGGAAGTCAAACGCCTACCTAAATATAGCTAAGGTAGGGAATGGCTACCTTACAGGTAGGGGATGGCTACCCTCTAGGTAGGGAATGACTACCTAAAATTGGCTATAGGTATTGCCAGTGCTAGTTTTCCCTTTCTTACTTCTTATAATAGTCACTAGTGTCATCAACTAAACACCCATAACTAAAATCTGAGTTAAGCCTTTTTCAAGTGGGTGTTTCAAATATCTACGTCACTATAATAAATACCAGTGAACCATCCAACCTGAAATAGATGCTTTTATTTCTTGCTATAATAATTTTATGCTCTATCATTACGAGTGAATTAACAAAAGGATATAACAATGAACGCGGAACAAGTAGAAAGCGACACATTAACAATACTGTTAGCAAATAGGATTCACTCTAATTTAAACACTAAAGCTAGGGCTATTAAGATATCAAAATGCTGCAAAAAGATTAGGGACAAAACAAGTGATGAGCTTTTATATGATACTTGCCGTAATATAATCTTTGCCACATCATCTGGCAGGTACGCAAAGGTGATAAAATCAATAACGCTAGCAGAACTTAACTACACAATGAACTACTCAGGAGAATAATATGAGCAAATACGCAATACAGATAAAGAAATTAGATGACGAAGCTATAACACCTATTCTAGGTTCTAAGGATTCAGCAGGTTTAGATTTATTCACAGTAGAGTCTGTTGATATACCTGCCGGAGGTCGTGCATTGTTACGAACGGGTATAGCAATTAAAATACCCAGTGGCATGGTTGGCTTGATTTGGCCCAGAAGTAAGTTAGCAGCTAAGAAAGGCGTGGCTGTATTGGCTGGCGTTATAGATGCTGATTACCGAGGCGAAGTGATGATATCACTGTTAAATACTTCTGATACTGTGTTAGAGTTGCGAAAAGGTGACAAAGTGGCACAGATGATTGTGCAAAAACACTATAGTTTACTACCTATCGAGATTGTAACTGAGCTAGATGATACTGAACGTGGCGTTGATGGTATTAACTCGGATGAAATGAGATTAAATTAATCTTGCTAATACTTAATCAAGTGCTATAGTTTAATTAACTTAACAAAAGGAGAATAACATGGAATTATCAGAGTATAAAAGCGGAAACAGAGTTAACTACTACCATGAATCAATGAATCCTGACAATGATGTCTACCCCGGCTCAGTTCTTGAAGTCTTTGAAGAGGGTGGCGAGTGGATTGCAATAGTTAAATTAGATTGTAAAAATGTTATATGCACAATCAAAGTAAATGAACCCGGATATATTAAATTAACGGGTGATTTATGAGTGATATAGTTGAAAGCCCTAGCCATTATCAATTAAGTGATGGTATTGAGGCCATACAAGTAATTGCTAGCGCATTAACTAAAGAAGAGTTCCATGGTTACTGCTTAGGCAATACATTAAAATACAGATTACGGGCAGGAAAGAAAAACGAAATCGGCGAAGATATCAACAAAGCTAATTATTACCAAGAGCTATATAAAAAGCACTCTTACTTATGCAGGCCAACAAGGATTACAGGAGAATGATAATGTGGTATCAAGAGAAAGCGAAGTTTCAT